CGGACTTCTCAGTATTGTTTCTCCTCGACGATGCGTGTAGAGAGGGTTGGGTTCCAAGGCCAACTCAGGAGCCATCTGAGGGAGGTCCATATACCGGAAGGTATACGTCTCCCCCAGATATCCCCTGGGAAGGCTTTGAGCCCAAGCCCTACCCTGCCAGGGCCGTGACGGTAGAGGAACAAGGGAATAAAGCAAGAGTCGTAACTCCTGCTGCATCCGTTGTCGCCTCTCTCCTTCACGTCATGAGAACCTACTGCTACTCATCTCTAAAGAAAGACCCGGAAGTTGGGACTATCTCTGGAGATGGTACACTAGTAAGTTTCATGAAGAGGGCCAACAAGTTTCTCGAGAGTCGGGATGAGGACTTCCTTGAGGGCCGTGTTCTGCTTTCTCTGGATTTAACCAGAGCAACAGACACGTTCCACATGGATGTCTCTCATTCTTTACTCTCGGGATACTTGTCGGATCCCTCTACTCCGGCATTGGTAAAGGTCCTAGGACCCCTCTCGACATCGCCGATGGAGGTATTGTATGAGGATCTGGAAGACATGGAATTACTGGCAACCAGTAGGGGGATCCCTATGGCTAACCCATCATCTTGGTTCCTTTTGAATTTGTTCAACCGATTCTTCTGGGAGTTGTCCGGAGCTTTGCTCCGGGCCGCTCCTGGAAGATCGATTGATCAAATCATAAGGAACCTTATGAAGGGCCGTTATTCGAAACTCGTATTTCGAAAGACGGGCGGGGATCCCCTCACATCGAGGTGCGGAGATGATCAGATTTCCCTCACGACTAAGAGGAGGGCGCTGTTGTTTGAGCGCCTCCTCCCATTCGGAGGAGCTATCATCTCTGCTGGGGTGCACATGAGGTCTCGGACCTTTGGGACATATACGAAGCAAGTATGCTTTTTGGATCGAAACACCAAAAAGCTCCGCTTCCTAGATATCCTAAGGGTCCGTTCTCTCAGTACACCTGACTCGAGGTTGCCTGGTAAGAAGGAGGTTCCTCCAAGTTGGAGTCGAGGAATAGCAGCGTCCAAGGAGCTCGCGTGGTGGAGCGGCCCGGTTTACGCCGGGGCGGCCACCTATCTCTGGTGGAGATACCACGAGTTCCTTGAAACTGCTATTCGCCTGAAGATTGAGCCTTGGCTTCCCCGAAAGTTCGGGGGACTTGAGTTTCCGCATTTCCGTAAGGAAATCCAGTTTCTCAGTCCCCGAACTTCGAGGATGCTTTCGATTCTCTTCAGGTCCGACTACAACATAGAGAACCTCCTTGCTCTGGAGAGCTTGGGAAGTTTATGGGATCCTAACTACTCCGGGGACCTCGGTAAGAAGACCAATAAGGTGGTCAAGTACGTACTCTCTAGGTGTTCATTTATGAACATCGAGAGAATGCGGGCTGACGGCTTCCTTGATGGTGTTGAAACCGAGGTCTACCCAAAGTGGTGGACCCTAAATCCCATCGAAGAGAGGATGAAGGAACATGGTTGGATGCCCCTAAAGGATTACCTTTCCGATTTACGGGGTCAGGTTCAAGGACTACTGTCCTGGAGCTCTGACTTACCTGCAATCGAAAAGGTTCCTTCTTTAAGGGCAATCTCACGAAAATTCCTTCATACCCGCTCTAAGATACTCTCCAGAGACTCTCATGTCTACCAGAGACTACAGGCGGCGTCCTATGATGAACTTTGTAAAAGGCTTGATTGGAAACTCAAGGTAGTTTACGTATGGGGGAACCCTACCATGATCCTCGATTTCATACTCGCCGGCAAAGCCGATGAGTTGGAAATCGAGGGTGATGATATGGTAACCCATACAACTCCTTGGGATTCCTAGAGCCTCCACGTGATTGTTCCTTTGAGGAGAGGAGATCTCCCCAAAGGCGGGAC